TCAGCGCTGTTCTAAGCGCTTCTTTTACCCCTACCCTATACCTTGGCATAGCCTAAGCTTCAATCTATCCACCAGTGGACTCTGACGCAATCTGAGCCACTATCTAACACCATACCCTTGCCCCTATGATCCAATGAGGCATAGCCAGTGTTATCTGTAAGGCATTATTTGAGGCAATCTGAGGCATAGGTATCAGGTACATTCAATGTCGTCTTAGATTGGTTTTAAAATGCGCTAAATAATTGCCTAAATTCTTGTCTCTAATAATGTTCTCTAAAACCCTTTAAAGTAGACAACAAATAATACTTTGCACACTTCATAAAACTTTAAAGGGTTAACCATGTCTTTTTACACTTAAAATAACTTTATGAATGGTTCCGGTAAACTTTAAAAGTCTGTAAAGTCTTTTGATGTAAGTTATTGTTTTATAAAAGGATCGCGTGAAGTCTTCTGAGGCCCCTCGGAGGAGCCCCGGCCCCCGGAGCCCCCATATATGCACAATCTCCTACATTTTACAGAGCTTTTCAATGTTAAGTACAACAAAAAGGTTTGATCGGGTCTAAATAGATCTAATAGAGGAGGCTCCCTAATAGGCAGTCAAAATAGTTTCAGGCTCCTATACTATTCACCCTTGGCGGGTTAGCTCTATTATAGAGTCGAAATTAACTTTTGTCAAGACCTATTGACAAATTCTCCACAGACCTTATAATAAACCTATGACAAATTTACCTACAACACGAGTTTTAACCGAAAAACAACAAAGCTTCCTTGATAATCTCTTAGAGACTCAGGGAGATTTAAAGCTATCTGCGGAACTTGCAGGATACTCAGGAAATCACTACCAAGTAATACAAAGTCTTAAAAATGAAATAGTGGATTTAGCCTCGGACGTACTTGCAAGGGAAGCACCTTCTGCTGCATTTAAACTCATCGAGATGATGAAGAACTCAAATGCAGTCCCACAAGCTAATATCAAGTTACAGGCCGCACAGACGATTCTGGATCGGGTAGGTATTGCCAAAAAAGAACGATTGGATGTTAACCATAATGTTACTAATAGTATTTTTATACTTCCAGAGAAAAAAACAATTGATCTGGATGTAGAAGAAGGCGAATATACTGAAGTTTCTGTCCATGAATAAACCTGATATTCCTTCAAATTACATAAAAAAGAAGAGTTCAACAATCCCTTTCGGCTATAAAACCTGTGAAATAGAAGGCTGGTTAGCTCCTATACAAGATGAATTAGCTGTTTTACATAAATATCTCCTTAGAATTATCAATAAGAAAGTATCTCTCAGGGATGCTTCGCTATTAATTGAGCAGGAGAGTGGACGTAAAATAAGTCATGTTGCACTTAAAGGTTATATAGATAAACCTTTATGGGAATTATTTCCAGATCAGTTTAAAACTAATAAAGATGGTTCTTTTATTTGTAATAGTAAAGGAATACCTGTAAAGAAAGGAGGTAGACCCAAAGGATCTAAATCCTCTTATACCTATTCAGCAGAACATAGAAGAAAACTGGAACTTAAAAGAAAGAAAACAAAGATCCAAAAAGACAGGAAAGTTATAGAAGATAAAGCAAGAAAGATTAAAAAAGAAGAAGAATTATTAGTTAAGGTTACTTCAGATTCAAAAGAAGGAAAAATAGTTACAGATACAGATCTTCAGTTAACAACCCCTTCTGTTCAGGAAAGGCTTAAAGATGCTAAAGTTCTGTTCCACCCGAATGAAGGGCCACAGACAGACTTCTTAGCTGCATCAGAAAAGGATGTACTTTACGGAGGTGCAGCGGGAGGAGGTAAGAGTTTTGCAATGCTGGTTGATCCTTTACGATATTGTCATCGTAAGGCTCATCGTGCTTTGATTTTAAGAAGGTCTATGCCAGAACTCAGGGAATTGATTGATAAATCCAGAGAACTTTATCCACAAGCCTTTCAAGGTTCTAAATTCAGGGAAGTTGAAAAGGTATGGAATTTTCCCAGTGGAGCCAAGATAGAATTCGGGTTCCTTGAAAGGGATGCAGATGTTTACCGTTACCAAGGTCAATCCTATTCTTGGATTGGGTTCGATGAAATAACTCATCTTCCTACAGAGTTTTCTTGGAATTATCTGGCTTCAAGGTTACGAACAACTGATTCTGAAATAAAGACTTATTTACGTTGTACTGCAAACCCCGGAGGTGTTGGCGCACATTGGGTAAAGAAAAGATATATAGATCCTATTGAAATCAATACTAGTTTTTTAGGTAAAGATGGATTAACCCGTAAATTTATTCCTGCTAAATTAGCTGATAATCCTTATCTGGCAAAAGATGGTGCATATGAAGTTATGTTGAAGTCTTTGCCTCCTACACAACGTAGACAATTACTGGAAGGTAATTGGGATGTTGCAGAAGGAGCAGCTTTTACGGAATTTGATTATGATGTTCATGTTATTACTCCTTTTGAGATTCCAATAGGATGGGAAAGAGTTAAAGGAGTTGACTATGGATATGCTTCAGAAAGTTGCTGTTTATGGGGAACTTTAGATGTTAATGATGGAACTTTAATTATTTATCGAGAATTATATCAAAAAGGCTTGACAGGAGAAGAATTAGCCCATATAATATCTATTAGGGAAGTTGAAGATCCGTTTTCTGTAGCTGGTGTATTAGATACTTCAGCATGGGCAAAAACTGGTGCAACTGGCCCGACAGTTGGTGAGTCTTTATTAAAGGCTGGTCATAAAGTACGTAGGGCTGATAGAAACAGGATACAGGGTAAAATTCAGGTACATCAATATCTTAAAATAAGAGATAATGGTAGACCTAATTTACAAATTTTTAATACGTGTCCAAATTTGATACGGGAACTTCAAAGTATTCCCTTATCTAAAACAAATCCAGAAGATGTGGACACTCATGCTTCTGACCATGCTTATGATGCTTTACGTTATTTGATAATGAGTAGACCACGAATGGTAAGTCCATTCGATAGAATACGAGATTTAAAAAGAACAATATATGAACCAGCAGATAGTGAGTTTGGATATTAAAATATGGCAGAACAAAATAACACATTTTTAAATGCAAATAACATTTATGAAGATGTAGAAGGTGAAGTTGGAAAAACTTTATCTTTAGAAGCTAATCAGAAAACAAATCTGGTTGGTATTATTACTTCAAGATTTGCAATAGCAGAAGATGCTCGCTCATCTGATGAAAAGAGATGGTTATCTTCTTATTCCAATTATAGAGGTCTTTATAAAAGAAATATACGTTTTAGAGACTCTGAAAAATCCAGAATATTTGTAAAGATAACTAAGACTAAAGTATTGGCTGCTTTTGGTCAATTAGTAGATGTTATTTTTGGAACTGGTAAATTCCCGATTGGTATTAATGAAACTAAAATACCAGAAGGTGAAAGGGAAGATGCTCATTTAGATAATCAAAATCCGAATCCTGATCTTGAAACTCCTGATAATATAGGAAACAGACTAGAAGATGAGGTTATTAATCCTTATGATGTAGGTTATGAAGGAGATGGAAGGGTTTTAACAGTGGGTGCAACTTTAGGTGTTGGAGGTTTTGAAGATACTATCGAGGATCAGGCTGAAGAAGCAGGATTACTTAAAGAAGGTTTAAGTCCTAATCCACAGGTTTTAGAAGTATCTCCTGCACAAAAAGCAGCTAGACGGATGGAAAAACTAATACATGACCAGATAGAAGAATCTAAAGGTTCTTCTGAAATAAGGAATTCTCTTTTAGAAGCTGCTTTACTAGGTACTGGAATTATTAAAGGCCCATTTAATTTTAATAAAAGATTAAATAAATGGGATAAAGGTGAAGAAGGTGAACGAATATATTCACCATTAGATGTAAGAGTACCACGAATTGAGTTTGTAAGTTGTTGGGATTTCTATCCAGATCCTCAAGCTACGAATATAGATGAGTGTGAATATATTATTCATAGGCATAAAATGAATCGTAGCCAGCTTAGACAGCTTAAAAATATGCCTTATTTTAATGAGGATGTAATTAGAGAATGTCTTAAAGAAGGCCCAAATTATATTGAAAAAGGATTTGA